CTACTACCGCACCAACGCCACATCAGGCTATGACGCGATTGCAGAGGCTCAGGCCATTCTGAATGAACGCCAGAAACTGATGGAAGACCCGCGCTATTTCTTACTGAATGACCGCGATAATCTGAAGTACGCTAAAGACCTGGCTTCACGTGAAACGATCCAGGGTCGCCCTGAACGTACATGGGGCACTGGTCTGGTAGGTCAGAACGTGGCAGGCTTTGAAGAAATTCTGACCGGCGCGTATCTTGGCAACCTGACAGGCGGTGCAGCTTCAACCACTACCACTGCGGCGGTAAGTGATGCGCCAACAGCGGGCACGGTAAATAGCACCACTGGTGTAGTGACAAACAGTGACTACCGCGAATCAAGCTCTATCGCGGTAACCTCATCTGCGTCATTCTCTGTGGGTGATTATGTGACGTTTGCCACCTCAGGTGCTGCGACTGTTGAATCACTGGCATTAACTGACAAGACTCCATCTGGTCAGGCCATGACATTCAAGATCGTTGCGATTGCCGATTCGACACACGTTACACTGTATCCTAAGCCGATTGCGCTTGATGATGCTGCGCTTTCTGTTCTTGAGAAGGCATACGCAAACATCAACACACAGATCGACTCAGGCGCTACAATGACGCGTGTGAACACTGATGCCTCTGCCAAGGCAAATCTGTTCTGGTCAAAATCATCCATTGAAGTACTGGGCGGTGATGTACCGATGAGTATGATGAGCGACTTTGGCGGCATGAAGGTAATCTCTACCACAATGAGCAACGGCCAGAAGATGTACATGGCGTATGATGGAAACATCAAGACCATGCAGTTTACTTGCCGAATCTTCACGTGGTACGGCGTTACCAACAAAGACCCATCAGCAAACGGTGTGATGATCTCCTACTAATAAACAGCGCCCCTTCGTGGGGCGCATCTTTATCGAGGGATGAATATGGCAAGTCAGCTATATAGACCTGGAAACACCCACAACGTCCGAGGCGTTGAATGTGAGCTAGGCAACTTTAATGCATATGAGCTTACAGACCGAATTAATGAAGGCTGGTATCGAACACCGGGCGAATGGCTAAAAGAGACCAAAGAAGAACCGGCCGAACAACCAGAAATCGCAAAGAGCGACCCTAATCACCCAGTACGCCAAGCAGCTAAAGAAGCTGATATTGACGGATGGGGCAGCAAGCGAATCTCTACCTTAGAGAAAGAATTAGATGGCCCTAAAGAGTGAAATTATACAGGATGCCTACAGCCAGCTGAGAATATCAGGGCTGACTGTAACGCCGCGCCCCGAAGATCAAGCAACCGCATTGAGCCGGTTAGAGAACATGATGTCGGAAATGGAAGGGCGTAATCTGTGTATTGGTTATAATTTTGAGGATACACCGAATATCGGAAGTCAGTCCGGCGTTGATAGAAAATACCAGCAGATGCTGGCTACAAATCTTGCAGTTAGATTAATTCCAGACTTTAACAAAGAAGTACCGCAAGCACTTGTCGCATTGGCCAGCGGATCACTATCCAGCGCACACTCCATGTATGCCGCAGACAAGGCCCGCCAAACTGTCCAGCCCAGCCGTATGCCGCGCGGTTCTGGTAATAGCTACAAGTTCAACGGATATAACCGTTTCTACCCAGAGCAAAACAGAACACCAGCAGGCTGCGAGACAAATCAAATCTACCTTGATGACGTTCAGGACTACTCAGAATCGTTTGATAGCTATCTTGATGCAGAAACAATCTCATCCTACACAATCACGCCAGATACCGGCGTTACCGTGTCCAATGATACAAATTCAGGCACAGCGATAAGCTACCGTATTACCGCAACATCACGCGGGACAACTAAAATCACAATTAAGATCACCACCAGCGCAGGACGCATTAACAGTAAGATAATCCACTTTGAGGTGGTCTGATGGAGTCAGTTATTACATTTATCAAAGGCGATAAAGTAGGCTCAGACACAGATTATAGGGATTACTTGCCGGTTAATATGTCAGGTATCTTGCGTCCCATGTTTGGTGCGCAGGGATATATGGCAATGATTCCAGGTCTTGTTAAATACGGGACTGGCGTTGATATTGATCGTGGTGGAATATGGAATGAACGTCATGAGAACCACTACCGCGTATCAGGTGGAAGCTTAATCAGCGTTGATTCTACGGGCAACACAACGACACTTGGATCAATAAGTGGTCTTGATACCGTCAGCATGCCGTATTCATTCAATACACAGGCAGTGATAGCAGATGGCCGGATGTGGCTTTATAGCCCGTCTGGTGGCTTTGCAGAGGTCACAGACCCAGACTTAGGCGACCCGTTAGACGGTGTGTGGGTTGACGGTTACTATTTTCTGACTGATGGTGAGAATGTTTATCATACCGATATAGCTGATGAAACAGCTATTGACCCGCTGAAATTCGCTACATCCGAGTTTTCCCCTGATCCAACCTATGGCGTTGGAAAGACTGATGACAATAAGGCAATGGCCTTCAATCGTTATTCTATTGAGTACTTTGAAAACAGGGCAAATGAGAACTTTGCATTCACCCGTTTAACTTCGCGCGCGTTATCCGTAGGAATTGTTGGAACTCACTGCAAAGCCAAGATGAAAGGCCGTTGGTACATTATCGGAGGCGGCAAGGATGAGAACATTACTATCTATTCGGTGGGTATTGGCTCAACGGCCAAGATCGCATCCCGCGAAGTTGACAGCCTGTTGTCTGATTACACCGATGCGCAACTATCCACCAGCGTAGTGGAAACACGGATAGATAAAGGATATCAATTCGCCATTTTTCATTTGCCAAATAAAACACTCATGTATAACGTGACGCTGGGTGATGCGGTCGGGCCTGAGTATGCGTGGTCACTGATTAAGTCTGATGTTGACGGAACGGACGAGTGGCGAGCAAAGCACGGTATATTCGAGCCACGGCGCGGACAGTGGGTGTATGGCGATAAATCTACTGCGAATATAGGCTATATCGACTATTCTTCTGCGACCCACTACAACCAGGTTGCAGAATGGGAGCTACACACACCGTTTATGATGTTTGATGGAAAATCCATTGATGAGCTGGAAATTGAGACAATACCTGGATTTACCAGTACGGACGATGGAAGCGTGTTTGTATCGCTGACCTATAACGGCATTACCCACGGTAGTGAGTGGACACAAGCTTATGGTGGCCCCTCAGAGTACGGTAAGCGATTTGAAGTGCGCAGGCTAGGTTATGTGGCAGACTGGGCAGGAATTAAGCTGAGAGGCGCTAGCAAGACACGCATGGCGTTTGGTGCAGCAAAGGTGCGATATGGATAAGCATGCCCTAAGCGCATCAGAAGTAAAAGACCTTGGAAAATGGCCGGATGAGTTGGTTGATGATTATGTGCAAAATGCAAGTGATTTAGCGGATGTGCGATATATCGAGCCATGGCGTGAGATTGGCGCAACTGGACGGCCTGCTTTTAAAAACGGATGGTCTAATGTTGGCGGCGCAAACGACGAGACGCTGGCCTTTCGGGTTGATTCCTTCAAAAGTTTATACATCAAGGGATATATATCAGGCGGAACAACAGCCGATGGCACTGTTGTTTTTACGTTGCCGAATAAGTTTTACTGGCCAACAAAGACAATCCGCAGGGCTGCAATGTTTGTTCAAGGCAGTACAGAGAATAGTTTCCAGCTTGAAATACAGACTGATGGTGATGTGGCGATATACGGTGTATCAGGCGCATCTCCTCTATTATCCATGCACGATGTTGTGAGTTTGGACAATTGATATTCACACCACTACAAGGCGATGATTTAGGCTGTTATAGCGATGAAAACTACAGATTAATGCAGTGCTATAATGGTCATATCGTGTTTTCTTACACTCAACGTGGAAAAGCGGCAAATATCCATTTTGGATGTGATAAAAAGGGTGTAAAGTACATAAAACAGGCATTAAATGACTTTTGTTTATGGCTGTTCAGAACGTATGAATGGTGTAGAATGGTGCTAGGCATGGCTGATGAGAAAAACAGAATGGTAGAAAAGATTGGCAAAGCGTGTGGTTTCTCAAAAATCGGCAAGGCTGATGGTGTCGTTATTTACGCGAGGGCAAGATAATGGGCAAGATAGTAAGTAGCGTAACAGACGCAATCGGCCTGACAGATTCAGACGCTGGTGACCGCGCTGCACAAGCATCAACTCAAGCCGCAGAGATAGCAGCACAAGGTCAGCGAGAAGCATTAGATTATATAAAAGAAGTTGAGCGCCTCCCACAACAGTACAGAGGCGAGGCACTGACTCAGCTTGCTGGCATATTTGGTCTTCCAGGCGGTCAAGGCTCACAGCAGCAATTCATAGATCAGGCCATGCAGTCCCCTATCTATCAGCAGATGATGGGCAATCAGGCAAGAGGCGAAGAAGTCATACTGCGGAACGCATCAGCTACAGGCAGTCTTAGGTCTGGTAATACCAGTGCGAATCTATACGATTACAGCACAAGACTGGCTAACGAGGCCTTAACCACAGCCTATGGCCAGCAGTTACAGGGCATTTCAGGTTTAGCCAATGTTCAGACAAACCCTGGACAGGTCGCTCAAGCAATATCGGCTCCATCAGCAACAACAGCGCAAGGCATGATAGCGGGCGCTCAGGCTCAGCAACAGCAGACACAGGCAAACATGGCGTCATTATCAGGTTTGTATGGTGCTGGAATGAAGGCGTATGCAATGTCTGATATTCGCCTAAAGAAAAACATTAAGCACGAGGGCGTAAAGCAAGGCCATCACTGGTTCAGTTGGGACTGGAACGAGAAGGCAGAAGAAATAGGTCTATCAGGACGCTCAGAAGGCGTTATGGCTCACTTTGTATACGAAACTGACCCTGATGCCGTTATAGTAGTTGATGGCATGCTTGCGGTAGACTATGGCAAACTGTTTAAAGAAGAGGCGGTAGCATAATGGTTAATCCTTTCTACGTTCAACCAGCTCAGTCTGATCTAACCCCTGTATTGCAGGGTATTGGCGCGGTTGCAAAGCAGGCCAGAGAAACCACACAGGCCAATGCAAAGCAAAAAGCCTTTATGGAAGCCGCTCAGAGTGGCGACCCCACACAAATGACAGCGTTAGTGGCTAAATATCCAGACTTGGCTAATGCGGCAAGAGAGCAGTTTGGCATTACCAATGAAGCATCCGGCGCTGCGGCACTTGATACATATCAACGAGTGTTATCCGACCCGTCACGCGCTACTGAATATTTGGCATCCGGAATTGAGCAGGTTCGCGCCGCTGGTGGACGTCCTGACATGATGACCAGCGACCTTCAAATGTTTCAGCAAGACCCTGAGACTGCATTGCAGAAGATCAGGATGGGCTATGCGATGTTTGGTGGTGATAAAAACGTAAATAAGCAATTCGGCGGTCAGGAGATATTCAAAGACGAAGAAGATAACCTGTATTTCGGTACAACACAGAAAGACCCAAAGACAGGCGAAGTTAAGCCGGTGTTTTCGCCAATGCCTGGAAGTCCTGCGTCTCCAGTTGGCCAGTTGCAGCTTACCAGTAGCTTAGGGCTTACTGCTGCTCAGCAGGTTACCCAAAAACAGCAAGAATCAGCAGCTACAACACGAGGCAAAACAGAGGTTACAAGATTTGATAAACAGGTTGACGAAGGGCTTATTGCTGCGGATTCGTATGCAAACATTAAGCGCGGCATTGATTTGCTTGACCAAGTAGAAACTGGCGGATTTGAGAATGTCTCGCTAAGAGCTAAAAAGCTATTTGGCATCGAAAGCGCGGACGAGGGCGAATTATCTAACCGTCTTGGCAAGGCTGTACTATCTCAACTTCGTGAGACATTTGGCGCGGCATTTACCGAGAATGAAGGCGCGCGACTGGAAAGAATTGAGGCGGGATTCGGTAAATCAACAGCTGCCAACAAGCGGCTGCTTAAGCAGGCTGAGAGGATCGTTAAGCGCGCAGCTGAACGCGGCATAAGGGCGGCCGAGCGGCTTGATGACACGGCTACGGCAGACGAAATACGCCGCGCACTGGAATTTAGCCTAACGCCAGAAGATGAAATGGACACAGAAACAACCACCCAAGACCAAACAACGCAGCAGCCTAAATTTATAGGATTTGAATAATGCCAGTAGCTCGCTTTCAGATGCCAGACGGACGGATAGCAAGGTTTGAAGTGCCAGAAGGCACCACGCCAGAGCAGGCTAATGCACAGATACAGCAGATGGTCGCCAGTGGCGCTATTGATATGCAGCCGCAGCCTGTATCAGACG